GCGCACTTGCGTGACTTAGCCAAAACAAAGGCTGGCAGAAAAAAAGGTCAGCCTGATGGCTGGGGCAAGCAGATGGATGCACTTAAAAAAGAGAGAGCTAGGATAGAACTCAAAGCAGAACGGAAGGTACAAGAGATGGTCGAAAAAGGTTTGTTACCAGACGATGATCAAATCGCTCAGCGTGCTGTTAAGGTTCTGCTTGAAATTGCAGAAGGTCCTGATGCCGCCACAGCTAAAGCTAGTGCCGCGAAATCACTTTTGGAGTTTACCAAGCAGAAGCCCGTAAACAAGCATGAAGTAAAGGCAGTCGCTGAAGAGTGGCTGGCAAGTTTAGATGACGACGAAAGCACAGAAGGTACGCAAGAAACTTCGTGACGACTTTGAATTTTACGCAAAGAACGTCCTTAAAATACGTACAAAAGACGGTGATGTCGTACACCTTAATCTCAATACAGCTCAGCAGCAGTTGCTAGACAAAATCAACGCACAGTATGAAGAAGAAGGCAAAGTCAGAGTAATCATCCTCAAAGCGAGACAGATGGGATTATCCACTGTTGTCGGTGGTTGGATGTACTGGTGGCTTAGTCAGCGCAAAGCACAGAGAGGTATGGTTGTTACTCACCATGCCGATAGCACACGCGCACTTTTTGATATGACGCGCAGGTATCACGAAAACTGCCCTGACGCTATTAAACCGCATACAAAATATTCATCTCGTAAAGAAATCAACTTCGATATTCTTGATAGCTCATACGTGGTTGCTACAGCTGGTGGCGACAGTATTGCTCGAGGTGAAACAATTACAGTTGCACACTTATCAGAATTAGCTTTCTGGTCAGCGTCAACAGCAGCAGATAACTATAACGCTATTAACCAAGCTATTCCCAATAAGCCTAACACAGCAGTTTTTATCGAAAGCACCGCTAACGGTGTGTCTGGTAAATTCTATGACTTATGGAAAGGCGCAGTAGAGGGAACAAATGGATTTATTCCGGTATTTTTACCTTGGTTCATACAACCAGAATATCGCCAAGAGGTGGTTGGCAAACTGGAATACACACCTGAAGAAGAAGAGCTCAGATCTAAACATAATTTAGATGACGAGCAGTTAATGTTTAGGCGCAACAAAATAGCGCAAAACGGCATTGACTTATTTCGCCAAGAATATCCGTCAGAACCTGACGAAGCATTTTTGACATCAGGTAGACCTATATTTAATCCAGACCAGCTGCTCGAATTGATGGATAAAGCTGAAGAGCACAAGTACCGCATGGCACTCGAAGATGATGAGTGGCAGGTACATCCACGTGGCGAGCTGGTAATGTATGACGATATTGATCCTGCTGGCATCTACACCATTGGTGCTGATGTCGCTATGGGTATCAATGGCGGCGACTACTCTGTTGCACAGGTCTTAGACCAAGACAAAAAGCTCGTGGCAACTTATAGAGCACATGTTCATCCAGACTACTTTGCTACGATACTGAGAGCGTTGGGAGAATATTATAACGATGCTTACATTATTGTAGAAAGTAACTCACATGGACTGCTTACGTGTACTCGTCTCTATAAAGATTTTGGTTACACTAATTTTCATACTGAAATCATTGTGGACAAAATGTCGGACAAAGAAGTTACAAAACTAGGCTTCGCTACAACGGCAAAATCTAAACCACTTGTCATCAACGAGCTGCGCGCAACACTGCGCATGCGTGAGATGGACATACACGACAAAATCACACTACGCGAAATGCTTACATACATCGAAACAGAAAGCGGTGGCATGGAAGCAGAACAAGGATGTCATGACGACTGTGTCATGGCTTTAGCACTAGCAAACTACGGCCACCAACAAGGCTGGGAACCAACTTTTATAAATGATGAATATTACTCGGAGGCGATCTGATGGCAGATTTTGAAGCACTGACCGAAGATGAACTCGTCGCCCTTGTACAGGATGAAATCAAAGGTAGCATCGGATATAGCGACTCAGACATGAGCGAAGAACGCGAAAAGCTGATGCGTTATTACCATGGCGAGCTACCTGAACGGCAGAGCAACGGAAACAGCAGCTACGTATCACAAGATGTATACGATGGTGTCGAAGGACTTAAAGCTCTGTTACTTGAAACGTTCTCAGCTGGTACTGATGTAATTCAGTTTTCACCAAAAGGGCCAGAAGACGTAGAGCTTGCTCGCGTGGCGACAGCATACACAAATTACGTAATACATAACCAGAACGATGGTTTCAGTATATACAGAGATATTATACACGACGGCCTGATGGCACGTGTAGGTATCGTAAAAGTATACTGGGAAGAAGACTTAGACCAAGTAGAAGAAGAGTTCGAAGATCTTACTGAAGATGAAGTCAACGCTGTACTAGCGCAAGACGACATGGAAATAGGTGACATGAACGATAATCAGGACGGCTATTTTAGCGGTACCTTTATCAGATCTACAGACAAGTCTCGTGTAAACATCGATGTTATACCACCGGAGGAATTTGTAATTAATCCGATGAGTAAAAACATTACCGACGGTTTTGTAGCACACAGGCGTGTAATGCGCAAAGCAGAGCTTATCAAGATGGGCTTCGACGCCGAGCTAATTGAAAGCATTGGTAACGATGAAGACCCTGCAGGTGAAATATACAACGAACAATATTACAGACACGAACAAGTAGGTCCATCAACACTGGACAGTTTCGACCATCATCGCCAAGAGCAGATGAAAGAAATTGTAGTGTATGAGGCTTACATCGAAGCTGATATGGAAGGCGAAGGCTTAGCCAAGCTGCACAAAGTGTTAATAGCAGGCAACACATTGCTAGAACATGAAGTAGTTGATCGTATTCCGTTTATTGTCTTTACACCTATCCCTGTGGCTCACAGATTTTTCGGTGAAAACTTTGCTTATAAGTTATTACCGATACAAAACGCTCGCACAGTATTAATGCGTTCGATCCTAGATCACTCAAGCGTGACTACAAACCCACGCTACTTGGTCACAAAAGGATCGCTGCTTAATCCTCGTGAGCTTTTAGACAATAGACTAGGTGGTATTGTCAACGTGACACGTCCTGATGGCGTCGTGCCGCTGCAGCAAAACCCACTTAATCCTTTTATATTCCAAACAGCACAGAAATTAGAGGAAGATGGTGAAAATACATCAGGCATATCTAAGCTGTCGCAAGGTCTTAATAAGGATGCTATCAGCAATCAAAACAGCCAGGCAATGGTTGAACAGCTGGTTTCACTATCGCAACAACGTAGCAAAATTGTTGCTCGAAACTTTGCAAATAACTTTTTACGCCCACTGTTTCTGGAAGTTTATCGTCTCGCCATACTTAATGAAACTGATACCAAAATTATGGAAGTAGCAGGCAACTATGTGAACGTCCTACCAAGCGTATGGGCAGATCGCAAAGATGTCGATGTATCATTTAAGCTAGGCTATGGTGAGTCAGAACGTGAAGCACAGAAGTTTGCTGAAGTTCATATGACACTCTCAAACGATCCTGTTGTCGGTCAAATGTACAACATGGAAGGTCGATATAATATGATACGCCAGGCTTTGTTAGCCAAAGGTATCAAAGATGTCGACAACTATCTAATCAGGCCAGAACAAGTACAACCACCACAACCATCTGCACAAGAGCAAATGGCTCAGCAAATGGCGATGAAACAGGTTGAACTTGAAGAGCGTAAACAAGCGCTAGCAGAAGCTAAGTTCGAACTTGAAGCACAAGAAGCTAAATTCCGTATGGAAATGGATAAAGACAAAGCTCGTCTTGAAGCCATGCTTAAGGCATCAGAAGAAGAACGCCGTGACTTCGATAGCGAGACACGCGCTGACATTGGCTACAGAGAGCTTGAGCTTGCCGAAAGACAGCCAACAGAAAATACAACCGCTATCATTAGCCCGAACTCATAGAGGTGAATTATGGGAAATATTACTAGTGGAAGTTTTCTCGATCAAACATTTAGTCAAGGCCCCCAACAAAGGGGCCTTACTCAATCCGGCCAGTTCGATCAAACAACAGGCCTAACAGACTATGGTACACAACAGCCATTTGTGAATGCACCGTATAATCCATATCTGCCACAGCAGAACGCTGTTCAGCAAGCAGTGCAAGCAAACGCAAAGCAAGCAACTACAGCCACACCGCTGCAAGCAGGTATGTCAGGTGACGACAACTACGATCCAGCAAAAGACATC